GTGCGGCGCGCAGTCGATCGTCAAGACTTGCCATCCCCCTTGGCCCCACCCTTGTCCAGATTGGACAGATCGTCAGGTACGCCATCGGTCGAGTCCTGGGCCATCAGGTACCACTTACCCGCGAGCCAGATGTAGGGCTTGTTCTTGTCCGGCGGCGGGCTGGTCGGCTGCTCGCTGAGGTCGACGAATCCATCGTTGGCCATCGATTGCCCCCTACGTGTTGTTCTCGGTGCCGAGGCCGACGCGCGGTCCGGACATGGTCTGCGCGATCTCCAGGAGCGGGTCGATCGGCAGGTCGATTTCGAGCGCGGTCACCTTCATGTCCTTACCGGCAGCCACTGCGGCCGACGCACCGGCCCACCGGTGGTGACCGTCCAGAATGGACCCGTCGGTCGACATCAGCAGGATGCCGCCCTCCTGCCACCCGTCGGCCTGCATGAAGCCAGCCAGCTTGGCGACCTTCTTGGAGTCCAGCTCCGACTGAGTCATGACCATCGTGCGCGGGTCGCGCTGCGTGATCTTCGCGTTAATGCCGCGCTTGGCCAGCTCGTCCATGAACGGCTTGATGCCGTCCACATTGGCCGGTAGCTGGGGCATCGCGCTTCGGGGAATGTCGCGCACGTGCTTGGTGAACAGGTTCTCGTTGCCCTTGCCCGTGACGTCGAGGTGCGCGAGGTTGACGGCGTCGCGCTTCCTCAGCTCGTCGAGTAGACCGCCGAGGTGTTCACCGGAGATCGTGGCGTTCTTGCCGGAGAACAGGTTGTCGACGGCGACGGTGACTTCCTTGGTCGCGTCGGCGATGTCGTCCTCAGCGTCCTTGACGGCATCCTTGACTGCGGCACCGGCGGCACCGCCCTTGGTCCAGCGACCACCCCCGGCGGCGCCCTTGGGGAGCCGTAGCTCACCCTTGTTGAAGCGCACCTCCGGCGGGTCGAGCACGCCGAGCGCAACGAGCACCCGATCGCGGAGGTCGAGATCCTCGTCGTCCGACTGCGCCTTACGAACCATCACGACCCTCCACTGTGGACTATTTGCCCTTCGGGCGCTGAACCTTGTCGGCGTAGGAACGCCACTGGCCCGGACCCTTCCAGGTCACCTTGTCGCCAAGCTTGATATCCCTCGACCGTCCGGCGTGCACCAGCTCGTCGAGACCTGGTGTCATCGCGTACGCGTGGAACGGAAGATCCTGACCCTGCTCGACAACGTGAGGCGGCCAGAATCCGTCGCCCGACTTGAAGTGGTAGGCACCGCCGATGGCGTGCGTGTAGGCGCCGATCGCCTCGACCTCATCAAGGGAATCGACAACCACCACCGGATCGATATCGATACGATGGTTCTCGTCGTCGTGAAAGATGCCGAGATGGCTGCCTTCGTTCTCAAGGATTTCGCGGAACTGTTCCTTGGCCTGATCCATCGCCTGACTGAACTCGACCTCGGATGCATGCTCCGAAACCGAGACGCTGTTGAGATGCTCAGGCTTGATAGATAGGGCGTAGCGGTCGGCGTCGGACAACAGCGGGATGCCAGTGTGGGCGTCCACAGTGGCGCCTCCCCACGACTTCTGTACCTCGCCGTAGGTGTCACGCTTAACCTTGTCCCAGCGGCGGTCGAGCCGCGTGATCGGGGACCGATTATCGTGCATCTTGTCGAGCATCTCCTTACCCCGCCCGGCGATCTTCTGGAACTCCTCACGCGATACGGGACGGCTATTGCCGCGAGCCTCAACCGCTGTGATCTCACGAGCGACCTTCTCCAGAACGCCACCGGCCTTGTTTAGCTTGACAACGGAAGCACTCGGCTTTATTGAGCCAGGCTCAGAGGCCAACTCCTTTGAGGGCTTAGCCCAGCCAGCAGCACCCTTGATGACTTCCAAGGTGAACCACTTGCCACCACCCTTTTGACCCTTGGGGATTCGCGGCTCATTAGGGTTGAACTTGCGCTCGTCGTACTCGGCCTCACGTAGTGCCAGCCAGCGCTCCCTCAGCCGGTCGACACGCTCGTTGATGTCGTCATTCATCGGGCGGCCCCAGTGGCTCACGCATCGCCATCATGTGGCGCGCATCGGAAAGTGACAGTCCAATAGGGAGGGTCGCCTTGTCGACCAACGGCCAGGCAGCGGCGTTTTCATAGACGTACGTGATGCCGTCGACCTCGCGGCTGGAGTACGGGACCGGAGCCTGAAGTCCTGGCGCTGCAAGCCAATCCTCGATGAGGCGCGCGTCGTACTCGTCGTACGTGAGGTCATCAGCGGGGTCGGCCGGAATCATCCCGCACTCCCCTCGGCGGAGCCGCTCACCTCGGTCCAGTAAATGGCCTGTAGCTCATCGGGCGAGAGACCGTTGCGCTTGGCCACAGCCCTTACGGCGTCGGCAATCGAGATGTATCCGGCACCGGCGCCGTTGGTTACAGTCTTGTGTGCGTTCGTGAAGTCGAGCGCGTCGTCGACCGTCATCTTGCGCTTGCTGACCCGGCTAGCGACTTCCTGCATCCACTGGTCCACCGTGACGTCGTCCGTCTTGCCGGGCACCAGGATGTTGTTGTAGAACGAGCGTCGCTTCACGCCCGTGAGCGTGGTCGAGACGTCCTCGCCGCGCGCAATGCGGACGGCTGCCGCGATGTTAGCGGACAGCCCGCCACCGATCCGGTGTGCAGCGTCCACTGGGGACAGTCCCTCGTACTTCTTGTACTCGGTCAGCACGTGCTCGGCAAGCACCTTGTTGCGCGGCCACTTCGTCCGAGGGCTGAGGGCCGAGATGACCCCGGCGGCCTGCTCTGTACTGAGGCCATGCTTCTTGCCCAGACTCTCGGCGTACTTGTGTGCCTGCGGGTACCACTGTCGGCTCTTGCCTGCGTGCGACAGCCCGACGACCGACTCCAGCTCATCCTCAAGCCCGCGCTGCGTCAGCCGGTACTTCTTGAGGTTGGTCTTCAAGGCGGCCTTGCCACGCTCGTCCAGGTCGCTCGCGCGCGTGCCGGTGCCGAGGGCGCCCTTGACGGCGTCGCCGACCGTGGCGCCCCCCTTGGTCCAGCGGCCCCCGCCCTTGCCGCCAGGGATGCGCGCCTCGGCTGGGTTGAACTTGCGCTCGTCACGCTCGGCCTCACGTAGGCCCGTCCACTGTCGACGGACCCGCTCGATACGTTCAGCGATGTCGTCCACAGCGGACCCTCCGTCAGCCTGGCCCGACCTTGTGTCCGCGCGGCGGATGGCCGTGAGTGACGCGGTTGAGATCTGACCCCGGCCAGAACCCCATCACCTGATGGAACCATTGCGCGGCCGTGCGCTTGGCCTTGCCGCTCGGCATGTATTTGGCCAGGTGGTGGTAGAGGGTTGTCCACGGCGTGGGCGACCCTCTCCACTTCGCGAGACCTGGTCCGGCGGTCCAATATTTGTGAAGCCGTGCCGCACCCTCGGCGCCCTGCGCGCTCTTGACGAGCCGCTCTTCCAGCTCGTCGTCCGTCTCCAGATCGTGGGCACGGCGAACCTTCTCAGTGTCCACTGGGGACGCGTCCGGCTGGCGGGTGATCTCGACCGGATAGTCCATCAGCATCCGACGCTGACTGGGGGTCAAGTTGTCGTCGTTCTTCACTTCTTGCCCCCGATCTTCGCGGTCGGCAGATCCTGCACGGCGATCGTCTCCGGTGTCACGACCACGCCTTCTATCCGGCGGATGCCTTGACTGTCCACATAGTCCTTGACGATCTGGACTTCCCTATCGCGTTCCAGCGTGATCTCCGCTTCGTGCGACTCGGGTCGCTTCTGACCCTTGGGTGGCGGTGGTCCGAAATCCGAGACGGCGACCGCGCCAACACCCGGCGGCACAAGGATTTTCATCATCGCGCCGTTGGGACTGGAGGCTGGGTCGAAGTACTCCTCAGACACGAGCGGGTCGGCCGATGTCGACATGGGGGCCTTCTCGACGTACCGCATGCCGACGAGGCTCTTGCTGGTGTCAACGCCTGGGAACACGTAGCTGACGTCCTGAACGCCACGATTGACAAGCAGCGGCTTGGTCAGCTTGGAATGCTCGAATACGGCGTCCATCGCTTGCACGTAGGGCTTGATTTCCGGATGCTGATCGAGCGTGCCTGTCCTCAGTGGACCGTTGATGAGCCGATAGAATCCTGAGTTGCCAGGCGGACCGCTGGGGTCGTCCCCGTGACGGTAGGCCTCGAATCCCATCGCCGACAGGTGCGCCGCCGAGTCAGGGGTTCGCTCGAACCCCGTGTGGCCGAGCTTGACCGGAACGGCATCAATGGCATCTCGACCCTGAACCGCGTCAGCGAACAGCTTGTCTACCGTGGACGCGCCGCCCCCGCCACCGCCCTTTGTCCAGCGGCCCCCGCCCTTGCCGCCAGGGATGCGTGCCTCGGCTGGGTTGAACTTGCGGCTCTCATCACGCGCTTGTGGTTTTGGGGCGGTGTCGGCAGGAGCCGTCCCACCTCCACCGTCCGGTGTGGACGGCGCGCCATCGGTCGGCGCCTTCCCCGGCGGGGGTGCGCCCGGCGGCTGAAGCTGAACCGAGATGAGGCCCGTGTGCTTCAGCAGCGAGATGTCCTGAGCCTTGACGGCGTCGATCGACGACTGGGGCGTGAACCCGCCGTTGATGAGAGCGACCACTGTGGACGCCTTGACGTTCTCGATGTCGGCGGCGTCCTTGGCGTCCTCTCGCAGGATCGGCATGTCTTCCGTTGTGGTCCACAGCTCGGCGTCGGCCGGTACGTTGACAAGTGGCGCCAGGGCGGCAGCGATGTCTTGCAGCGTCGGGTAAATCCACGAGTCGGCCCACATGCGCCGAGCCGACGAGAAGTTACCGGCGTTGAGGCTCGACCCCGACAGGCCCTCAGACGCGCCGAGGATTGTCGGGTGCACGCGGGACAACATCGAGATGCGGGTCTCGCTGGAGCCGTTGACACCCTTCAGATCGATGTCCTTCAGGTTGGCACCGACCACAGAGACATCGGCGCCCATCGACAGATACCAGGTCTTGTAGGCGTTACGCACACCCGCGTGCCGGGTCTCCAGCTTGTCGACGATCTCCTCAAACTGTTCCGGGTTCGCGGCGGTGATGCCCTTCACGACCATGTTCGGCGTGGCGCCGTTCTGGAAGTACTTCAATTTGTGGTCGGTCGCTGCGATGTCACCGCGAATCTCACGGATCGCTGGCGTGATCCAGGACATGCCGATACCGGCGTGTTCAGGGTCCGGCACCGGCGACCAGTGTGCGACCTCATCGGGCAGCAACGTGATGACGCGATTGCGTGCCTGGGCGATGCCCCCATTGCAGTACGCATACCCGATCACTTCGCCGTCGAGTGCATACGCCGCGTCCTCAGGCTCTTGCTGCGAGCCGTAGACAATCATGACCCAGTCCGGCCGGAGCACGCGCAACCTGTCCACTGTGGAGCCGCCCACGCGGATCGGCCGGTTCGTGACGTAGGCGTTGCCCGCGAGCCCGGCGTGCCACTCCATGCGGGCGAGCAGCTCGCCGGTGGTGGCGTTGGTCCACGGCTTCTCCAATGTGGACAGTGCCGAGGTGCCGAACAACCGGCCCGGCGTGCGCGACAGCCGGTTGTTGCGGAAGATGAACCGCGCCTGACTGAGCACCATCGCCCGCACCATCTGTGCGGCGTACGCGGGCGGGCAGGTACGCAGGGCGTTGAGGTAGCCCGGCAGTGTCGAGGAGATCTCGCGTGTGCGATCGTTGACGAGTGTCTGGTTGATGCCCAGCGGGTAGACGTTGCTGTTGTAGGTGAACTGGTTTGCTGGCAACAGATAGTCGGCCAGGTACTGGTCAACGGAGAAGCGGCTCTCGTCGCGGCGGGCCAGCTCCCGTGATGCTGAGATGCGGTCCAGAAGCCCCACGGTTCACCCCTGTCGCGAGTCGAGGCGAATGTTCACTGTGGACTGTGCACCCTTCGGCCCTCTTGCCAGCCGAGCCGGACGGCGGTGAAGCACCAGGTGAGCACAAGCCAGAACCCGGTGAAGAGCTTGGCG